CTCCCACATAACTGCAGTTGAGCCAGAAGGTGTCATAAAGACTTTCGTATCTCGACTAAAATAAAATTGGTCTGCCATTATTTTTCTCCTTTTAGTACCTTATCTCTGCGACAATCTCACCGATGCCGAGAGGTTCTAGTACTCCTTCGTCTGTATCTATGCTCAGAATGGTCGTCTGAGCAGTAGATTGCGTATTTCCATCTCCATCTGTATATGATATCGGATCATTATCCTCCAATACAGACTCAACGTCTTCTAGTAATTTCTCTAAAGAGAGAATTACGTCATCTTCGTCTTGAACGTAACATCTTATTGTTAGTTGCAAGAAACGAAATCTATGATTTCCACTTGCGTATTCACGAGTCTCACTACCTGCTCCTATGTGAATAGTAGGAAAATCTACTACCTCGTCCCAAAACTTTAGTCGAGAAGCTACTTCTGCGACATTGGTTCGAAACGAGCCTGTTCCATTAATTGTTTCTAGCAAGGTTTTAACGGCTCCAACTATAGCTCTTCTTCGTGTTGAATATGTTCTTCCTTGCGCACTCATTATATTCTTCTCATATTTAAAAATCTTGTTTGTTTTCTTTCAATCATTATATCTCGTATACTTTCTTCTATTAATTTACGAGGATCTCTTAGTACACTTCCTTTTTCAAATCCTGGTTCAAATGTTTGGTAAGGATATTTTTCATAAGTATATTGTATATCTAATCCACCTTGTACATCTTTAAAGTCTCTTATGTTTTGAACTCTTACTCCTCTATTAAAAGGGCCTGCAAAAGGTTTTGATGGATTTCCTCTTCCTCTATATTGTAAAGCAGGCGGTTCCATGTTTCTTTTTAAATGCCTTGGTAATGCTTTATTTACCATTTGCATTAAAGCAGCTAATGAAGTATCACTTGCTGGATTTCTTGGGTTATACTTTCCAGTTGTTTCTTTTTTTGACCTCTTACCTTTTGGAACAGCTTTTCCAGGTTTAGTAGTCATTAAAGTAGTTAAAGCAGCAAACTGTTCTTGAAATTGTGCTTGTTCTTTTTTTGTAGTTTTCTTTTTACCTATTAAAGCTTTATTAACTTTAAATCTCATATCAAGTTTACCTTTCTTTGTTAAAGGTAACATTATATTTTTAACCATAGACTGTGCAGCTCTTTCAGTATGTAAGTCTTTCATAGACTTTGATGTTCTTGCCTCAGGGTCACTTAACTCTCTTAATAGATGTTCTCTTAAAGCTGCATAGTAAACATCTAAAGCACTTTTATCTGCTCTAAACATTAAGTTTTGTGTTCCTATATTAAAGCCTTTATACCCCATAGTAACGCCAACTACGATATTTTTATTATTTTCTACTATATCTGAAATAGTGGTGCCATTTATGACAAACTCTGCGTCCATTGCTTCTGCAATTTTTATTATTCCTTGGTCTATATGATCTTGAGTAGTCCCTGTTAAACTAAAATCTCTTGCTTTTAATTGTTCAATATTATTAACTAAATGTGCTGTAGTTGCTTCTATATTCCTACTTTGAGGGTCTAAATCAGGATTAGCCATTTGCAAAGGACTTACTGCGTCTCCTCCATGCATTTTTGTAAAACTCTTATTACTAACATTTGATTTTAGTGTACTCTGAGCCATACTAAATCCACCCCCGCCTCTAATTGAATATCTTCCTCTACTTAATTTTTTAGCAGTTAATTTAAAATATTTTTTAAAAGTTTTCTCTACTAAATCTTTACCTATATCATTTGTAGGTCCTGCACCTGCATCAAATAAAGCAGGTAAATTTGCACTAATGTGTCCGCCCATTCCTCCAACTCCTTCCATACGAGATTTTGGAGTAGGAAGTGTTACTCTATAACCATTTGCTAATTTTGTTATTACTGCAACTTTTTTACTTGCATGTCTTGCTGCTTTAAAAGTTTGTACTACTGTAAACGAATATTTTCTAAAAATTCGAGTTAGTCTCGATACAGTCATATAGCTTCTAAATACCTGATCTGCTACATTTTTTATTGCCTGACGATCTCCACCAGGGGAAAGAAAGGCAGGAGATGCTGGTATTGTAACACCTCTTGCTTTTAGATTATCATAAGTTTCTTGTACACCTTCAACTATTAATACTCGCATTTGATGTTCAGTAAAATCCATATAATGCTCAAGTCGAGTTCCTAAATCCTCATAAATATCTGAGAGTTTTTTACGTAACCCGCTATTTGCTTTTAAACCTGATATTATATTTCTTACTGCCATTAGATGACTACTCGATAAAGATCAAGTACTCGTTTGATATGGTCAGGAAAGTCAGTACTTGTTCTTAAGCCTGCAGTGCCTTGGTTTTGTATAGTTGCTCCACCAAGAGTTCTTCTCTGCTTATGCTCATCTTTCAAATAATAAGTAATTAAATCAAAAATCGCTAATTCTAAATCTTTTGGAGTTGTAGAATATCCTGCTGTATATATCACTTCTACTGCTCCAAAACCCTTATTAAACGGTTTTCTATTACCATCAGAATCCAACCTAAAGATTGAATCACTTGTTGTATCAATGTAATAATCCGTATTGTTAGTAAGTGTTACATAATCTGTACTCGGGTTATCACGTTCTTTAACTGATGTTACCGAATTTAGAGGTGTTTCACTTAGTACTACTACTGAAGTATAATTATCACTGATATTAAAAGTTTCTGTTTTTGCAGAAGAATAATGATCAATAAATGATGTTCCACAATACTTTTTCACCAAGTCTGAAACTTGAGGTACTAATACTGTTAAACGTGCATCATTCTGGGTTCCTGCTATTCCCTCTGCCGTTTTATACTCTGATACTGTTACTAAATCTGCCATAATTGAATAAGTGAGGGGATAGGCTCCCCTCAAGCCTCTATGCTAATTAACTAGCGTCGTATTTAAAGCCCCATTTTGATGTTGCTCCTGCGATGATATCAGCAAATCCAAGTCTTTGTGAAGCCACAAGTACTCTTCTTTGGTTTTCGACATCATAGTCAGATTCGATTGTAACACCTCTTAATCTTGGCATTACATAGTTTCTGGTGTAAACAGCTATAGCTGCAAAACTTTCTGCTGCTTTTGCTGGGAACTCGTCACAAAGAATAACTCTTGATCCGAATACCTGTCCAATTTCACCAGATAGCTTTGTTGAAAGATCGCCAACTAAATTGACATCTTGGAACTCAGCATCTTCTAGTAAGTTGTAGTATGCATCTTGTGATACAAGATAAACTACATCATTTGGATTAACACCGTATTTACCCATATTTTTTCTCATTCCTAATAGGTCTGAAGCAAAAACTTTATCTGTAGCTGCGAAGGCTGCAGGTGAACCTGCACCAACGTCATCTGTGTGATGATTGTCAGCTTCTGCTTGTTTCAGTAGGCCATCAAATATACCTGAAGTATATTGGCTTCCTGTTACATTTAGATTACCTAATAAGATTGCATTCTCAATACCTCTTGCATGTGATCTAACCATAGATTCTCTTAGTAGAGGAAGTATTGGAATGATTGCATCTTCTTCTGTTTCATTACCTAGGAAAGTCTTAGAAATCAACTTGTTTGTTGATAAAGTTTTTTCTTGCATTTGAATACCTGTAAAAGGTGCTGCACTGTCATCTGCTCTTTCTTCTAAGTTACCATATGGTGCTGTACCACTGCCTGTTACAGCTGTTGTAAATTCAGCATAACCAGCGTCTGGTAAGATAGGTAGAATTTGATTTGCAGAAGTCATTTGAATCTCTCTAAATAGAGGTGCTAATACTAATTCGTTCTGAATATCTCTTTCTACGTTAGCTGAAACAACTTGCTCAAAATCTGCAGAGGAAACTTCAACTGTTGAATGTTGATTTACTTTCTCTAAGATTGATTTTGAATATGAGTTATCCCAACCTTTACCTGTTGCTAAACCAGCGAATTTTGCATCAAGAATATCTGATTCAAAAGATTTTTCCCAGTTATTTGAGTTACCTCTTTCACTGAAAATTCTTTTGGATTCTCTCATATGTTGAATTTCTTCTGATTTTTCTTTGAGTTCTTTTTGAAGTTCATTAACGATTGAACCTAGTTCTTCATTCTTCTCGTTAAATCTTTTCTCAACGTCACCCATAAGTTTTTCTGCACCAGTCATGACTGATACAACAACTTCTTTTTGTTTTTCCTGTTCTGCTTCAACTTGTGCTTTTTGCTCAGCTTCTACTAGAGCAGCCTTTTCAGCAGCTTCCTTAGCTGCTTTTTCTTCAGCTGCTTTTGATTCAGCTTGTTGCATTGCTAGTTTGGTAGCTGCTTTTTCAGCTACTTCCTTAGCAAAAGCGTCAAGGTCAAAGCCCTCAGGAGCTTTCTTTTCTTCGCTCATGCGATTCTCCTTATTGTCGGCTTGCGCCACTTTAGACTGCCCAACTTCTTCAGTTATAACTGAATCTGCTGAGTTAGTCTTAATAAAAGATTTCTTAAACTCTTCGTAGTCTTCCATGCTATCAAATCCCTTGGATAAGGAAAACATCGCTCCCTGGTTACAAGGAACTGATACTACGGAAACTTCGAAAAGTTCAGCATCTTTGATTCTTAATCCGCCAGTGTCAGGTATGTGATCTGCGTCTTTCACACGGAAACCCACAGAAAATGCTCCTAAAACACCGTCTTTAATTAATTCAGTAATTTGTCCTGCTGCTTTTGATATTTTTGCAGTGAACTCTAAACCATTATCTACTGTTCTAACAGCCTTTGCTCTTCCAATTGGCTGGTCATGATTGTGATTGTATAAAACGATAGGGTTTTCTAAATAATTATCTACACCACCCTTTGTCCATGCTTCAACCTCAATAACATCACCTGCTCTATCTTGAGAGTTAGTGCTTGCTAAACCTTTGATCTCTACACTACCGTCTTCTTGTTCTCCAAGAGACTTGAATGTATTTGTCCAGTGAAAAATCTTATTTGACATCTTTCTTCACCACCTTTTTAGTAGTTGACTTCTTTGGTGCAACTTTAGGTGCTGCTTTCTTAACTACTACTCCAATATTTGGATAGTAAGTTTTAACCATAGTCATCATTCTACTCCAAGAGTTAAAAACTCTTTTTACCATCTGCGCCCTTATTGGGGCATCTGACTGCTTATTGTATTCATCAAGGTCAAGATACTTTCCTTTTTTCTGGAAATATTCTCCTAACTGATTTATAATTTTCATTCTGTTCATATTTATTCTTCCTCATCTTCTGTTGGCCTGCCACCCTCGATCGGGTTGGCGGCACTACCTGCGATATTTGCAGGAACTCTTGGTGTATCAAATCCTTCAACTGCTTCAAGATTTAACTTCTCCCTTGCCTCGTTAGGAGTCATAATACCTGTATTTACCAAAGAAGCATAATAAGCTGCTTGATCTTTTAGTTCTGGTTGTAGAGATGGAACATCTGTTACGTCTTCTACAAGTTTAAAACCAAAGAATCTTTCATATGCTTTCATTATTTTCTTTACTATTGGTAGTACAGTTTCTAAATAATACATTCTTTGATTTGGTCTTATATTTGCGTTATTTCCACTATCCATAAGAATCGGTGGAACTCCTAATGCTTCAAGAATTATTCTCTCATTTGATCGAATTGCTTCTTGGAAATCTAACTCTTTAAAATTGACTTCTGTCAAATTATCTACTTCAAGACCACCATCTAAGAATAGAGGTCTTCTTCCACCAGTGTTTGGATTGTAACGAGCAACCCAAGCTTGTAACATTCTTTCTTTAATTTTCTCAGAAAGAGTGTTTGGTGACTTTAGTACCAATCCTGGTACTGCTCCATTCTTAAAGAAGTTATCTTGAAAGTTTCTCATATTGACTAATAACTGCATGGTTCGATGGGCAGGTTTTAATCTTGGTACTCCTCTATAAATAGAATGAAAGCTGTTTTCTTTTACGTGTATAATTTCATTTACTGAATAATCGATACTATTATCAAATACATACTTATTCACATAAGTATTCTCATCAGTTTCAATTGTAACTTTATCTGCTGGTAAATGGTACATATGCATGCCATCGAAATAGATAAAAATATTACCATCAATGATTAAATCTACTAATAAGTTTCTTCTAAAAGTGCTGATATCCTGAAATGGATTCGGCTCTTTATTAAGTAGTAAATCAACTCTTGTTTTTCTAATATTTTTATAGATAGGTGAAGTTCCTAGTGCTTGTTCTTGCACTAGAAAAGGTATGTCAGAACAATCATCTACAATCATATTTACAGCACGATTTACTACTTCTAATTGTTCGTAGGCATTTCTGTAGCTCGTGATATTTTCACGACTGTCTACTGCAATTCCTTCATTTCGGGAAATTACATATTGTGAAGGATTTAGTTTCTCTTCGTCTGATTGAGTACGTCTACCCAATAAAAAATCATACCATGCCATGTTTATCTCTTTGTATTTCTACCCATCTTTGCTGTTTTTCAGCAGTTATTAACTTTGGTCGTTTGCCATAGATTGAATGTAATCTTAAATGATGTTTATGGCAAAGTGTCACTGTTTTAGTGTATATTTGTTCTTTATATTCGT